TCATCAATAACCTTATACGAAATTAAAGTTTAATATATAAAAATTAGCTTAGCTAGAATAAATATAATATAACCATGAAAGAAAATCCTTTGTCAGAAATTTATAGTAAAAAAGTTCTTCTTAATGAAGAAAAAAGTGACGTTGTAAAGAGTCCAAAAGAACTTGACAAAATTGAATCGAGTGCAAAAGCCTCACCAGTAACAGGTCAAGGCCCTGACAAAGTTAAAAAAGATTTAGACGAGCCAGAAGAGAATAAAAAATACTCCGATGGACCTAATGCCAAAACAGTAAAAGAAAATATGGATAAAGAAACAGAAACAAAGAAAGCCTATGAAGGTTCTTTCGAAAGACTGTTCAAAGCAACACTCAACGAAGAATTAGCTGACGATATGGCAGCTGATTTTTCTGCAGAGGTTCCTACAACAGACGACGAAATGGTAGATGAGCTACAAGACGACCAAGATGAAGTTTCAGATTTAGTTGCTGATCTTCAAAATGTATTAAGTAGTGTACAATCTATTTTAGACAAAATTTCAGGTGAAACAGCTCCTGAAGATGAATCAGAATTTTCCGATAATGAAATGGAAGATGCTGACGACGAGTCAATCGCCGATGAAGTAGAGGACGAAAATGCTGACGAAGAGCCTTTTAAAGAATCAACTGAGTTAAAACCTCTTGGTAACAAAGGTAAAGTTTTAATGGGCAAAAGCAACAAAGTCGGCGGCCATCCAAAAGTACATGGCGGAAAAGCAAAAGGCGGCGACCTTGAGTGTGACCCTAAACTAAAACCTGCTAAGAGCCACGACAAATCACTTCAGTCCCCTAAGGGTAAGCCTGAAGTTAAGTCAACAGTTAAAAGAGGCGACTACTTTAAATAAGTCACATTTTACAGAAATTCGTAGCCCCTAGCAATAGGGGCTATTTCTGTTTATATAAATTAGCTTAAATACTCTTATGGACCTTTTTGATCAGGAATATAAAAATAGTTATCTCAAGTATCATACCAATCCGATACCAACCAATTCATTAGACCCCCGCGCTTGGTTTTATTCTCCTCAAGGCGGTGATCCAATTTTAAATCCAACTATAAAAATGCAAATCTTTAAAGATATTGATTACATCAATGCTGCAGAAGAAATGTATACAAAAAACCGTGTGCACGAATATATAATGGTAGGACCTGCTTTAAAGCCAGGCAGTTCTGAAAAAAGTCCCTTTACAATTATAGTGCAAATTAATCCGACTAATTTGGACGATCTTTTAAAGGAAAGAATTTTAAACAATATTAAAGAAATAAATGGTCGGTTAGCTGTTGGTACCACCCACCCTATACATTACATCCCAACTATTCGTAAAATTGATTTAGAGTCTCAGGATTATGCCTATCACCCTTATACTGAAAAATGGCTTAAAAAACCAAAACAATTAGGCGAGGCAAGAACAGATCTAGATAAACTTTATAAAGATCCAACAAAAAGAAAACCAAAACACTCTTTAAAAAAAGGACTTAAAAAACTTACAACTATATAAACATGGAAAAAGTTCGTTATTTAAACAAACGCATCAATAGTAACGAACGCACTTTAGTTAGTAGTTACTGGAAAGAGCAAATTGAACATTATGGCACTGAAGTAAGCTACTATACTAACGGTTACACTCTATCTACTCACAATTACCTTTATGGTGAAGATCCAACAATGCCCTTTGTGAGTGCAGGTCCTGTTGTAATGTTAACAGATATTACTAACGACGCTATAATGTTATCTAAGTTTGGTATTATGGCAGATTGTGATATGACGTGCATGGTTCACATTTCTTCCTTTAATGAGGTTTTTGGAACATATAGAGAACCTAAAGCAGGAGATTTAATCGAATTAAAAGAATACGGAGGGTTTGGCGATAGGCCAGGGGGAAGAGGTGCACCGGTTTATGAGATAACAGAGCGAGATGATCAAAATTTACAATTTAATGCAAACTCTTTAATGGGTCATTATATTTGGGTTATGAAATGCAAACGTTGGGAATACTCATCAGAACCTTCTGCTCCTAAGGAACCTCTTAATATACAAATTAATGACAGCGAAGAATATGGAAGAGAAGAAGGTGGTGTTAACCCTGAAGAACTTGTACAACCATATGAACAATCTGCAGATAAAGCAGCAAAATGTATCATCGATCAAGATGCATCTGATGCTTCAGAACCGTATGGTTACTACGGAGGACTAAAAGAGTTATAATAACTTAAATAATCTATATGAACGTATTACCAAGAGCTACTCCAGGTTCAACTAATGTTAATTCAAAAATAACAAGTTATAATGCATTAGCTCAGAGAATTCGTAGACAACTAGGAGAACCTCTCGTTAATATTGAAATAGCTGATGAGCAGGTATATGACAACATAGCTATAGCCATGGAGTTTTATACAAAGTATGCAGGGTATACTGAAGAATTTTTAGTATTTGATTCTAGAAAATATGTACGCGGGGTTGGTATAACGGTAGATACGTTAATAAACCAAACCGCTGAAATGTATAAATCAGATACACCCGGTTTATCAGCTGGTTACGATTATGATTTAGATTCATGGAGAAGAGTATTAGACTGCTTCTCTTTTACATATGGGGAAACAACAGGTATTAATACATTATTTACTTTAGAGCAAGCAATGTCTCAGCAAATTTATTCATCATATATGGTTGGTAATTTTGGCTTTGATTTAGTTACTTGGGAAGTATTAAAAGGTTTTATTGATACAAGAAACAAGGTTCTTGCTATGACTCCCCATTTTAGATTTGATCCTAAAAATCAAATTTTAAGAATTTTACCAGAACCGATACCTGAACAAACATATCTAGGTGTTGTTGGATGTTATATTGAAAGACCAATCAAAGATATTATAAACGAAAGATGGATATTTAGATACGCTATGGCTTTATCAAAAATATCTGTAGCTAACGTTCGTGGTAAATTTGGCGGTACAAATCTTTTTGGTGGCGGTAGCGTTAATTATTCTGATTTTATGAATCAAGGTATACAAGAAAGAGATGCACTAGAGGCTGAACTTAAAAATTCAATGGAAGATCAAACACCACCAATGTTCTTCTTGGGATAATATGAACTTTAACAATACAGTATTAGAAATATTATTAGAGGCTAAAGGGGGTAGGTGCACTAAGGTCACAAAACAGATGCCTTCAAGTCGTTCCGATAAAAAATATATGCGCTGCACTAAGGTAGATGGTAAACTTAAAAGGGTGCATTACGGTGATCCTAATTTAAGAATTAAAAAGTCCAACCCTAAAAAGCGCAAATCATTTAGAGCAAGACATAAATGCTCAACAGCTAAGCCAGGCACTGCAAAATATTTTTCTTGTAAAAACTGGTAAATGAACCGTAAAAGAACATCTAAGTTTAAACAAGGTATATTTAACCCTGTTAATAAAGACAAATATAAAGGCACTCTACCTATATTATACCGGTCATCATATGAAATTAAATTTATGAGATGGGCTGACCACAACCCTGCTGTCACCTCTTGGGGATCTGAATCTATTATAGTGCCATATCAAAACCCTCTCACTCAAAAAGTATCTCGTTATTTTGTAGATTTTAACATAACTCTGAAAAACAAAAATGGAGAAATTAAAAAATACCTTATAGAAATAAAACCTTCAGTGCAAACTATACCCCCTGCACCTACTAAAAACACAAGATCCCTTCTTAGACGACAAGCTGAGTATGTAAAGAACAGAGCTAAGTGGGAAGCAGCAACTCAGTTTGCAGCCAAAAAAGGTTCTGAGTTTATTGTGCTTACTGAAAAACATTTAGGCCTTTGAAGAATACTTTCTTGTCTTTCCTGAATCAGGAACTACCTCTTCAATAATCTCTTCAGTTATAATTGTCTTTGTTTTAGGTTTAGCAGGAATAGGTTCATCGACTAAAAGCTGTTTAGTTGATTTAGTCTCTTTTAGAATAGAACCGCCACGAGCAATATTATATGCTAACACCAACGCTACAGCTAAAGGGTCAAATACCAGTACAATACAAATAATGAAGATCTTTACAACCGTATCAAGTGGTAGGCCAACAGATTCAGCTACAAACTTAAAGGTACCAATATCATGTACCTCATTACCCTCACTG